CGGGGATCACCTCGGTGAGTCGCAGCGGCCGGTGCACCTCGACGGTGATCGAGTGCCGGATCCGGTTGTCGGTGATGGGGAAGCGGTCGATGTCGCGGACCTTGACGGCGGTCACAGGGAACGGCGCAGCAGGTAGTTGGCAGCCGTGGAGGGCCTTCGCGAGGACTTCAGCGAGGCCGTAGCGTTCGGCGTTCTTCGTGGTGGTGGGGCCCGTCTTGATACGTGCGGTCTGGACGATGTCGACGGTGAGGATCTCGGTGACGTTGACCTCGGCCGTCTGGTCGCCGAAGTCGCCGTTCGCGGCCCGGTTGACGGTGATGTCCTGCTGCTCGATGAGGCCGTAGGGCGGGGCCTGCCCGGTGCGGGGCCCGTCGCGGAAGAAGGGAACGCCGCTACCGAGTGCTTCCAGGTAGGCCTTGATGGCGCCCTCGCTGGTGGCGGCCATCAGCGGACCCGCCGTCCGGCGCGGGCCAGCTCCTCGCGCAGCCACGCATCGGCCATCGCGATGGCGGGCTCGAGGAACGGCTGTGGCCGGGTGCCCGGGTGGTCGACGTACGCGACTGGGTGCATCGCGCCCGGCCAGTACAGGGCCTTCTTATTGCGCGGGTAGATGCGGTGCGGGCGGGTGCCTTTCTCCACGTCCTCCGCGTAGTTGACGTTCGTGCCCACGCTTACGTCGTAGAACCGGGTGCCCCGCTCCTCTACGCGGTGCACGATGCTGGAGCGCAGCCGGCCGGTGTCGACCGGCGCACGGCGGCGGGCCTCGTTCTGGACGCGGATGCCGGTACGGCGGGTAGCTTCCTTCGACTCGTTGGAGAGGCGGCCCGCCCAGCGGCGTAGGCCGCGTTCGAACTCGCGGGCGTCCATGGAGAAGCTGCCGGAGATGCCTGCCATCACACACCGCCGATCAGCGCGTAGGCGGTGTTCATGTAGCCGACGAGGAGGGCGTCGACCTGCGTCGATCCGGTCGACGACGACGGGGCGACGGGCTCCGACGACGCGTCGTCCTCGATGCGGACGTTGTTGCCCTCGTCGTCCACGTCCAGGCCCGGCGCCTGCGCGGCGTCGGCATCGGACGGGGTGACGCTGGCCTGCATGTGCGCGGCAAGCAGCGCGCACGCCTTGCCCACCAGCATCGGCACAGCCTCGTACCCGAACGTGCCGGTGACCTTCACCTGCTGACTCCAGTACGAGCCGAACAGGCCAGCCCAGCCGCCGTTGTACGACTCGGCCCCGGCGATCAGATCGTCATAGCCACCGACCGCGACACGCACCGCGTCGATCTGGCCGAGGACGTCGGCCGACGTGACGCGCCATGCCGACGACGGGAGCGACGGGGCGTCGTCGCCGTCATCGACGGGCGTCACGGCGGTGACCGAGCGGACGCGGCGCGGAAGGATGACCAGTCCATCCGCGCCGACGTCCGCCACCACCACCAGGGGGGTTGGCTCGAACAGTTGCTGCGTGTAGGCGGTGATCCGCTCCGTGGCAGCAGCGATCCACGCGCCGACTTCGGCGTCAGTGCCGGTGCAGCCCGCTTCCCTCGCGTCTTCCACGGAGCAGTACGCCATGGGTCAGCCCTCGTCCTTCGAGGAGGACGCGGCCTGCTCGTCCGGCTCAGCGGCCGGAGCGCCCCGCAGTTCGGCGAGCATCTCCGACGTCACGGTCTCCCCCCGGGCGACGACACGACGCGCGTACCCGCCCGGGTGGCTGTCGAGGACCGGCCCGACCGGCGTAGCCCGGTCATCGCCAAGGGCGCGGAAGGCGTCGGCCGGGGCCGGGTCACCTTCCTTCCACCCATCAGCGGCCGTGAAGCGGCGGCCAGCCATCAGGCACCGCCCTCAGCGGGCTGCTCCGTGTCGGCCGGCGCCAGGCCGCGCAGGACGTCGCGGGTGATGGGCGAGCCCTTGGTGACGACCTGCACCCACCGGCCGCCGCCCTTGGTGGACGTGGTGGCCTCGCCGATGAAGTTCCCGTCGTCGTCGATCTGCCGGAACCTGTCCTCGGGCGCGGTCTGGCCGAGTTCCCAGCCTTCGCCGCCGCTGTACTGCTGCGGTCGGACAGTGGCCTGGGGCTGCTCGTCCACTGTCTTGTTGCTGCGTGTTGCCATGAGCGGGGTCTCCCGTCTGCTCGTCGTGGATAGGGGGCGCCCGGGTTACGGGGTCGGGTCGCCGAACGTGCCCTTCACGAAGGCGCGCGGGGTGTGGACGGCCACTTCGAGGCGGGCCTCGACCAGCAGCGTCAGGATGTTGCTGGTGAAGTTCGAGGCGTGGGAGTCGGTCATGAGGATCGTGATCCCCTGCCGCTCCCAGAGGGTGGCGCCCTCACGGAACCCGCCGACGAGGAAGTTGTTCTGCGTCATCGCGGTGGTGGAGATGACGCGCATGCCCCAGATGCGGGCGGGCGCCACTTCCTGCACGTTGCTGACGACGCGGAACCGGGCGGTGTCGTCGGTGTCGAGCTCGACGTTCTGCCAGTCGATCGGGTGGAGGATGACGCCGTCGGGGGTGCGCTCCGACAGCTCGACCAGCGTGCGCGCCTTGCGGAGGCGGATCAGGTTCGAGTCCGTCTCTTCGGCCGCAGCCGGGCTGTACACCTGCACGCCGGTGGCGGTCATGATGCCCTGAAGCTGGCTGCCGGAGCCGTCGCCGTTGAGGATCTGAGCGTCGATCTTCAGTTCCAGGCCCGTGGTGAGCCGGCCGCGGATGTAGCCCATGAGCTGGCCGTCGTCGTCGGCGGCCTGGCGGGTGATGTTGAGCCAGTGCGCCACCGTCTTGGTGGTGGTGCTGACCGTGTCGAACGTGATCGAGGACTCGGGCTTCGCCGCGCCTTCCGCAACAACCGCAGCGTTGTTCGTGAACAGCAGCTCGCGGACGTACTCGATCGCGCCACCGCTGGTGGTCTGCCGGTCGAGGAGGTCGGCGACACGGAACGTGCGCTCGGGCTCCCGCAGGACGCCCGGCACGCGGGTCGTGGTGACCGGGTACGTGGTCGTGGTGACCAGCGCCCGGGTGTCGAGGTCGGTCGCCTCTACGCGGACCTGACCGGACAGCTTGCTACGGAACGAGGCGAGCCCGTCGGCCTTGACGAACCGCTCGGCCATGTCGAGGACGGGGACGTGTCCGCCGCGCTGCTCGGGCTGCTCGCCCGGACGGTCCTGCCGTGCCTGGGGCTGCTCGCCGCCGGGCTCCGGGGGGTTGGAGGCGAGCAGGTTGCGGCGCGCCTCGGCGCGAGCGTTCGCCTTCTTGATCTTCTCGGTGATGTCGGCGGCGCGGGCGAGGAGTTCGTCCTCGTTGCCGTCGAAGTCCGGGTTGGCGAGCTGCGCTTCGATCTCGTCGCGCTGCTCGAGCAGGGTGGGGGCTCCACCCTTGATGGGCCAGACCGGGCGTCCGCCGACGATGCCGACGGCGCGAACGCCGGTCCGGGGGTGACGCGGGAGCGAGGAGGTGTTCATCGCGGCGTCCTTCCGGTCCGTGGACGGCTCGCAGCCGCCCAGATGTCTGGGTGTCTGCGTCCGTCTGTCACGGCCGGTGGAGCGCGCCCGGCAAGTGCACTGGGCTTTTACGTCCGGTCAGTGCCCCGGATGCGGCGAGGGTAGATCGAATGATGTGGGGCGTGTCGTCAGGGGGTGCGGTGACGCCCGTCTAGCTGCGTCGTCGGCCGCGACGGGACCGGCGCGGAAGGGCCCGGTACGGCTGCGAGTTCTGGTTGCGGTGCGCCCACTTCCGGGCCCACGGCATCCGGTTCGCGAACGCCCACCGCCACTGCGCACGGCTGCGGAAGCGGCCCATCACGCGCCTCCCGCCGAGGCCAGACCGAGCAGCGCAGCCGCCCGCGCCCGCCGGATCTGTGCAGCCCGCCGTACCCGCTCGGCCGCCACCTGCTCCTCAAGCCGCGTACCGGGCTGCTCCTCGTACAGGGCGCCGAGCGCGGCCCGAACGGTCTTCAGCTTGCTGCCGGGCACCGCAGCCATGCGTGCCGTGATCTGCGACGTCTCCACCAGCCGGGCGCCGCGGATGTTCTTCATCTTCTCGGCGAAGTCCTCCTCCGACAGCTCGGCCAGCTTCTTCCAGTCGGGCAGGTCCGTACGCACGAACCCGACCGACAGCTCCGGCGCCGACCCAGAGCGGGCCATGGCGCGGGCGTCCTGGCCGGCGGCGGTGTCGTCGTACCGGCCGGTGATGAACAGGTGGTCGTCACGCTCCTCGGCCCGGAACGTGCCGATGGGGCGGGTGGGGTCGTGCATGAACAGCAGGCTGTACGGCTTCTTGTCCAGGCCGCCCTTGCGGAAGGCTCCGGGGTGGAAGGTGGTGCCGTAGGAGTCGACCTTGTTGAAGCGGCAGGCGATGCCCTCGAAGGTGCCTTCGGCGTCGTCGTCGAGCCGCCACTCCACGGTGTCGAGGGTGCGGAGTTCCAGGTCCATCACGGGGTTCCCTTCGTGAGCGCGTGCTCGGCGTATGCCTCGGCGACGCTGTCCATGAGCTGCCGGTGCAGCGGGGAGAGCTTGGGGGCGTACCGGTACGTGGCGATGCCGTCCGTGATGGTCGTGAGGACGTAGGCGAACCTGCCGCCCTTGAAGGTGAGCGTCTTGGGCGGCTCGCCGTTGGTGAGGAGCACTGCGGCGCGGGTGCCGTCGTACGGGCCGCGGCGCACCTCGTGCAGCGGCACGCCCTTGGGCTGGTAGGCGCCGGTGTACTGCTCCTCCTCGGCGGCCTGGAGGACGCACGGCATTTCGCCGTTCATGAGGGCGGGCATGGTCAGGACTCCTCGTCGTCGGGGACCGGGTCGAACTCGAAGGTGAGCGCGCACCGGCACTGAATGCTCTGATTCGCCGGGGCCGTGGCGTCGGCCGGCCAGCGTGACTCGGTGAGGGCGAACCGCTGGTCCATCGGCACCGAGTGGCCCTGCGCGGCACGGTGGGTGCGCCGGGTGCGGGTGTCGTCCGTCGACAGCCATGTCTTGCGGACGGCTCCGGCCTCGGCGGCGGCCATGTGACTGGCGGCGCTGTACCCGCCGACAGTCTCGGTGCGGGCGATCATCGTGGCCCGGTAATCGCCCAGCTCGGCAAACACCCGCTGGATCCGGGCCCGCAGCTCGGGCACGCTCTCACCCTCTGCGACGCCGTGCGCGAGCAGCTGGGAGCGGAGCACCTGCTCAGTCGTCGCGGTCACCTGCCCGGCCAGCTCGTCGACCCGCTCACGTAGGGCGCGGGACACGTCCGGCTCGTCGAGGTCGAAGCTGGGGGTGATGGACACGCCGCCGCGGCGCCATGCCCGCTCGACGAACGGCCGCATCAGGCGCGCGGTCTGGCGGCGCCAGTACCCGCCGTCGAAGATCTCCCGCAGCCGGATGCGCTGCTCCCACCCGTCGGGGCCCGAAGCGATGTCCATGTCCGTGGCGCGGGCGGCGGGTACGACGTCCAGGTCGGGCGGAGCGAGGGTGAGCAGCTGCTCGCGGGCGAGGGCGGCCGACTGCTCCCGCACCTCACCGAGCCACACCGCCGACCTCTCCGGCTTCTTCATCAGCCGGTCGAAGTCCCTGAGCACCCGCTCCCGCTGTTCACGGGCGAGCGACTGCACGGCGCGGCGGCCGACGGCCTCCAGCTCGTCATACGTCTGGTTGATCTCGTCCACCGACGGCGACGACGGGGCGTCGTCGGCGCGCGTCAGCTCCAGACGACGGGGCGTCGTGCGGGCGTCTGCCTGCGTCAGTGCGGCGACGACGGCGGGCACGGCCTCGGCGACGGCCTGCCGTACGAGGGTGGCCACGTCCGGTTGCGGGGCGGGGATGCGGGAGAAGTCGGCGAGCCACGACCGCTCCTCGTCGCCGGACGGTGCGCCCGGTACCGGTGCCCACTGCGACCGGTACGGGGTGAGGGTCTGCTCGCCGATCCCGCCCGGGAGCGGGTCCCAGCCGACAGCGGCGCGCGCCTCGTCGATCATCGCAATGTCGGCGTACACCAGGGACCGCAGCCGCTGCGCCACTGAGTCCTGCGCCTCTTGCAGGGCCTCGACGCCGGACAGGTCGAAGCCTGCGTTCTCGGCATCGGACGGCAGGAGGACGCGGTCGATCTCCGAGGCGATGATCTCCAGGTCCGGGACGATCGTGTCCGACCAGAGAGCGGTCTTGGACGCGGCCCGGTTCTCGTACGTTGCACCGCCCATGAGCAGGTCACGCGGCACACCAAACGCGAGCATGACCTCCTCGGCCGACTGCACGCGGGTCTCCAGGTACGACACTTCCTCGGCGGTCAGGCCCAGGCGCGCGTACTCGATCGGCTTCCCGGACGAGCCGGGCGGCGACGCGACGAGGAGGTGCCGGCGTGCGTTCGCCGGGCCCTCCACCGTGGAGCGGAACGACGCCTTGGCCTTGGCGAACGCCTCCGGCTCCATCTCGCCGAGGTAGACCACACCGCCGGGCTGCGCCCCGTTCTCCAGGCTGGAGCGCTGCCACTCACGGGCGAACGCGTCCACGTCCACGGCGTGCCGCGCCGCTTTCCACGGGGCGATGGAGAGCAGCGGGTCGAACGGGTGCGGATACCGGAACCAGAGCATCTCGTCCGGCAGGACCGGCACACGGACGCCGTCGGCCCGGTTGATGACGAACCCGATGACGTCCGCCGGCCGCGCGTCGTCGTCCTTCCGACGGGCCACGAACACCTGCACGTCGTCGTAGACCGGGTAGACGGCCTGCACGTCGGCGGCCAGGTCGAGGGAGTCGCCGCGGTAGCAGAACGCGAAGCTCTTGCCGGAGAGCTTCAGCTGCTGAAGGATGACCGACTTCAACGAACGCGCCGACGACATTTGCGGGTTCGGTCGCTTGTTGAACAGGTGCGCGATCGGGTGCCCGTCGATCACCGACCCGTCGGGGCGGGTGATCTCCAGGTTCACAGACGATCCGTTGTCGGCGATCTGCGCCACGCACCGGTACGCCACGGCGGAATGTGTCCAGCCGCGGGACTCGGCGTCCAGGTCGAGGGTGAGGCTGCGGGCGTAGTCGGCGGAGGCGAAGGTCACCGGCCGCTGTTCGCGCACGCTGTCGAGCGCGGACCGTTTCGTCAGTCCTGCCCATGCGTCGGCAAGGCGTCCCATCTGCGTCGTCTCCTATCCGGCCATGTTGCCCGCAGGGGCGAGCATGAGTTTCGTGAGGGCCCACACCATGGCGTCGAGCCGGTCGGGGGAGTCGTCGCCGGGCACCCATGTGACGAGCTGCTCCTCGAGCTCGGGCAGGCTGGTGACGATGTGCGCGGCGAGCTGGTCGAAGATCGCGGCCACCGGTTCGGCGCGGGTGGCCTTACCGCGGGTGGCGTTGACGGTGTCGTAGTTGACTGTCGGGTCCGTCTGCTTCATGGCCAGACCGATCCAGTCACCACCGTTGTTCACCTCGGCAACGACCAGGTCGGCTTTCCACGCGTGGTACGCCTCCGCTGCCTTGCGCATGCACTCTTCCGGCGACATGCGCCCGGACAGGTCGTCGAGGACGTAGCCATGGCGGCGGGGGAAGCCGTTCCGGTCGGGGATGTACGACTGGCCGAGCCCGGCCACGACGATGCCCATCTCGTCCGACTCGTCGCCGCCCTTCGCGGCCGGGTCGATCGCGATGACGATGCGCACCATCGGCGGGGCCGCACCGACGCGGGTGGCGTCCAGCCGGGCCCGGTTCCATAGGGCGCCTTCGATGTCGGTGAGAAGGTCGCCGTCGAGCTCTTGGGCCTCCAGTCGCGTGCCCTTGTACTTCGCGACGAGGAAGTCCCGCATGTCCTGCGGCAGGTGGATGGCGTCGCGGGTGCGGCCCTTGGTCATGATGACGTCCGCGCGTTTCGTCAGCTCGATGATCTCGGTGCGCGGTTTGGGGGTGGTGCTGGCGATGTAGTGGGGGTTCGGGCCGATGCGGAGTCCCATTTCGCTATGGGTGATCGCGTCCTTCAACCGGCGCTGCGCCGCAGCCTCCTCCATCCACACGAGGCACCGGTTACCACCCGCGCGCAGGCGCTCAATGTCGTCCGGCGAGTGGGCGCCGAACAGCTTGGCCTCGGCCCCGTTGGGCCAGCGGGCGAAGGTACCGCCGGCCGTGGTGCGCAGTACGACGCGCGGGTCGTGCGCCTTCAGCCCGGACGGGCCATTCACGCAGGCCTCGACGGCGTCGCCCTGCGTCGGGGCGACAATCGCCATCCGGTGCCCACCCCGGAGCCGCGGGTCACAGGCGGGACCGTTGACGTGCTCGACCATGTAGCGGGCGCAGCCGTCAGTTTTCCCGGTGCCACGGCCGCCGAGCTGGAGCCACCAACCCATGGTGGGGATCTCGGCCGGGGCCACCTGCCACGGGTACGGGGTCCACCGGTTCCATCGTTTCTGCCAGATCTTCGCCCTGAGCTTCTCCTCCAGCAGGTCCAGCTCAGCGCCCGTCATGTCGGCAAGGCGGGCGCGAAGGTCGGTGACGGTCACTCGCCCAACTCCTCGACGAGTGCCTCGATCTGCGCGGCGCGTTCGTCGGTGAGGCTGATGTCCCGCTTGACAGGTGCATCGAGGCCGAGGAGGCGCGCGCGGCGCTCCTGGATGCGGAGCAGCCGGTCGACCGCGTTGAGGATCGGGGCGTCGTCGATGAGCGGTCGTTCTTCGCCAGTGTCAGGGTCCGGCGTGACGACGATCTTTCCGTGGGAGACGGTGACGTGCTCCCGCTCAAGAACGCCCATGACGGAGCGGTACATCGCGTCGAGGCGTTCCAGCTCCAGCGTGCGCAGTTCTTCGCCTGCCTCGCGGACGGTCTCCTTGAGGACCCGCTGCACTGCGTGGTGGGCGGTTGCGCGGCTGTCGTAGCCCACTTCCTCGGCGATGCGGGCGAACGTCCAGCCTTTGGCGCGCAGGCGGGCGGCGCGCTCGTCGCGCTCGGCGTCCTCAACGGTTCGGTAGTAGCGGCCGTTCCCGTTGCGTGGCCTGTCGTTGCCGGTGCCCATGGCCGTACCTCCCTGGTGGGAAGGTACGAAAAATCGGGCGGCCAGGATCTTGGGGGGTGCGGTGACACCCCCCGGCGACGGGCGTCGTCAGCAGGCGTCGTACCGCCACTGGCCGTCTTCGCGGGCCCACGGCTGCTGCTTCTGGTCCAGGGCGGGCACCGGGTAGGTGTAGGTGACGCGGGCCAGGTCCCCCGACACCTGGTCGACGGTCAGGGTCTTGATGTCGTGGACGCCGTACTGCTTCACGGTCGCCTCGACCATGGGCCCGTACATCGCGGCGGGGATCTCCTCGGCGCAGCGCTGCGACAGCATGCCGTAGGCCTTGGCGGTGTCGGTGGCGAAGTAGGCGGCGCTGTAGTCGCGGACGGCCTGCTCGAGCTTGGCCTTGCTGTCGTCGGCCGGCGGCGTGCTCGGCTGCTCGGTGGACGCGTTCTGGCCGGGCTTCGGGGACGCGCTGCTCGGCGGGTTGTCGGCGGTGGTCGAGCAGGCGGTGAGGGCGAGGAGCAGCACGGCGGCGGCCGTAGCGGTGGTGGTGTGGCGCATGGTCCCCCCAAGGACACGGGTGATGAGAGGGCGCCAGGGTATGACGAAGCCCCTGCGACGGGGGACCGTTCGGCAGGGGCTTCACTCTCAGCAGCGCCGCAGCCAGCGAGCGCGGGTGGGATGCGGTCAGGCTACTGCGGGGGTGTGACAACAGGCAGGCGCGCCAACTCCACGCGGTCGGCCAGCTCCTGTACGGGATCCTGGTGCGCCCACTCGGCGAGCGGGCGGACGCTCACCTCTTCGCCGTACTGCGCTTCCGACCGCACCAGCCACGCGTACAGGTCCGCACCTGCCACCCCATCGGGCGGGGTGACGCCTTCGAGCGCGGGGTGTTGCTGGAGCAGGGCGGGCGCGCACTCGTCGGCGGCGCGCTGAAGCTGCCACATCTCCAGTTGGTCCCCGGTCATCCAGTTGAGGAGGTCGGTGAGGCCGTCCATCTTGCGGCGGGACAGGAGCTTGGGCGTGGTGACGCTGAGGACGTCGGCCAACGGGAACACGCGGGTCTCGGTCATGGGCTCATCCTCTCGTCAGTGGCTGTGGGGCGGGTAGTGGCCGCCGCACGTCGGGCAGTAGGGGCGTTCCTGAACGTCGAACCCGAGGGCAGCAAGGAAACGGACGATCATCACTCAGTCACCTCCCCACCGGCTGGTGACGGTGCGCCTCGGCCGGGTCGTGCACGACGGTCCCGGCCTGGCCGATGGGCTCTACACGGAACCCCTCTCGGGGCCCCTGCTCCGAAGCGTTGTTGGTGTTGGCGTTGGCGTCTGAGCTGCACAAACAACGGCCAACAGGGGAAGCGGCATCGGGGGAGAGGGGCGGCGGGATGTCCTTCACCCGTACGCCGGGCCCGTTGCCGTGCGGGGTGCGCACACCTGCCGCCACCTCGACCCCAGCCTCCTCGAGCAGCTGCCGCACGGCCTTCGTGTCGGGCAGGCCGGCGGCGTCACGGAGCCGGGTGAGGAGGACGTGGTGCTCCCCCGCGGACAGTGCGCGCAGCTGCTCGACGATGTCGACCGGCGCCTCCGGCTCGGTACCGTCCGGCTCCCGCTCGCGCCGTGCCGCAGCCCAGCCGCGGGCCTTCCGGACACCGGCCGCGGTGAGGAGGCCGGCCACGTAGTAGCCAGCCTCGGGCACCGCGTAGGCGACGGCCCCGGCCGCGCCGACGAGGACGAGGACGACGCAGCCGCCCGCGATCCGGCTCGGCTCCGGCTGCTCCCCCGCCGTCGGCTCCTCGACGGGCTGCTCCTCGGCGGTCACGCGAGGACCCCGTAGACGATGCTGCCAGTCCAGTTCGCGGCCGTCGCGAGGGGCACGGCGGCCGCTCCGGCGATACCGGCGGACGTGCCGAGGCAGATTCCGCACCAGGCACCGGTCTTGAGGTCTCGGCCGTAGCGGGATGTCTTGATGGCGGCGGCCATGCCGACGGTGAGGATGAGGACCAGGGCGCCGCCGGTCTGGGTGAGCGGCAGGTAGGTGCCGCCCCCGGCGGGCTGCCCGGCCTGGGTGCCGACGCCCCAGACCAACGCCACGTCGCCGAGCCAGTTGGAGATCCAGAGGACGCCGTCGGCGATCCAGCCGATGAGTCCGCCGACGGTGAGGATGGTGAGGACGCCGTAGGCCCAGGCGCCGAGGAACGGGAGCAGGCTGCCGAGGTGGCCGAGCGGGTTCGAGCGGAGCACCTTGGAGCCGGGCCACCAGGTGATGAGGAAGCGGGCGAGGAGGCAGAGGCCGACGGTGACGCCGCCGATGGTGACGATGAGCATGGGGTTCCTCAGTGGAGGATGGCCACGCCGAGCGCGGCAAGGGTCAGGACGAGGGCGGCGGTGCCGACGTGGAGCGGCACTTCGCGCCAGGAGATGAGGGACAGGCCGCAGAACCCGCCGACCATGGCGAGCACGAACACGGGCCACATCAGCCGCTCATCCCCAGGCCGATCGAGGGCGGCAGCTGCGCGAGGTGCGGCTCGTGCTCCTCGACTTCCTTGCGGAGGACGCCGCGGATGGTGGAGTCGGCGACGCGGCCGTGGCCGGTTTCGAGGAGTGCCTCCCGCATGGCGACGGTGCCGGGCCGGGTGCCGAGGTCGTAGAGGGGGCGGATCACGGCGCACCTCGGGTCGCGGTAGGCGATCGGCGCGGGCGGGAGCTCGGGGGCCGGGGCCTTCGGCGTGACGGGCGGGACCGGGACCGACGGCGGGGCGACGCGCTCGACGACGGGCGTCGGCACCGGGCGCTGCACCGGGTCCAGCACGTCGAGCCGCGCACCGACCGCGCCGCGCATCGTCTGCCACGACCGGCGGGGGAACATCAGCCAGCCGAGGAGCGGGATGTGGGGCATCCGCTCGGCGATGAGGCCGCGGTCTGCGCGCTGCTCGTCGCGGACGTCACGGCGGTGCAGCTCGAACAGCAGCTCCACCGCAGCGGAGATGGAGGCCAGGCCGAGGCCGCCGACTAGGCCGCCGATCTGGTGGCCGTGGCTGTAGTTGAGCGCGCCGGACACGACGACGAACCCGAAGATCGCCAGGCGCGCCAGGCCGGCCGGGCTGCCACGTTCGATGGCGCGGCGGGCGTACTCGGCGCAGATCAGGCCGGCCAGGTCGAACATCAAGCTGAGGGCCCAGGCGAGTTTCGGTGTCATGCCCCAGGCGATGAGCTTGCCGCTGATGGACCAGGCGGCCGCGGCGAGCATCATGACGAGGACGAGGGCCCAGGCGATGCGGATGGGGGTGCCGATGCGGCGGGCGCGGGTAGGCTGCTGGTCAGCCATGGAGGTCACTCTCCGGTGGTCAGGCCCCCGCTTGGCGTTCGCAGCGCCTGCGGGGGCCGTTCAGTTGTGGGGCGTCGTCGGGGCCGTCGGGCCCGTCGTGACGCGGTGATGGGTACCCATCACGTGTGGAGGGTACTCCTCACGGGAGATCTCTGCACGCCTACTCTCCGGTTCGGGAGGTGCGGTTGTGGGAGCTGCTGAGGACGTACGCCGTGCGCTGCTGAAGATCGAGGGCATGCCGAACGCTGCGGACAGGGCGCGGGCGGCCACTGACCTGCTGCGCGAGTGGCCGGACCTGCACCGGCTGTTGAAGGAGATCCGGCAGCAGTCCGTGATTGCGATGAACGAGGCCGGCATGGATTTCCCGGAGATCGGGTCGGTGCTTGGGGTGGATCGGTCGCGGGCGTGGCAGATCAGTAAGGGCCGGTAGATGCGACGACGCCCCGTCGTCTGTGTGGGCGGCGGGGCGTCTGGCCTGCGTCAACGGGCGTCGGGCTGCTCCTCGGTGTCGTGGGGGCAGTTGGGGCAGTCGTCGTACGGGCCGGGCACGCATCCCGCTGCGGGCTTGTCGTCGGCGGCCGGCGGGTAGAGGACGGCGCGCCACTTCGCGACGGTGTCCTCACGGACCCATCCGGTCTGGAGGCACGGTTCGCCGGGGTGGCCCTTGTGGACGAAGTGGCTGAGGACCTGTTGAAGGGTGGCGGCCAGCTGGTCGCGGTGCTCGGCCGCGGTGACGGCCCGCTGTGCCCATTCCGTGGCGTCCTCCTCGGCGCTGTGGTGCAGGCTCCGGAGCGTCTTGCCGAGGGGCAGGATCACTGGGAGTACGGCGTCGGCGAGGTCGCCGCGGCGCATGTCCATGCGGTAGTCGGCAGCTTCGAGGGCGTCGGCGATGAGCTGGCGCAGGTGGGGTGCGTCGGTGGCCGTGGTCGTCGGGGCGTCGTCGGTGGCGCGGACGGCCGTCGACCAGCGGGCGCCGGTGGCGTCCTGGTGGACGGGCCCGTCGTGCTGGTGGCGCAGGACGCAGGGGCCGAGGTTCTCGCCGACGATGCCGTGGGCGGAGGCGTCGCAGGTGCCGACGGTCGTCATCTCGCCGATGGCGACGGGCGTCGTGTGTGCGTCGGCGAGGCGTCGGAGCTGCGTCCCGATCTCGACGACGGCGCGGAGCAGCTTGGGGGTCAGGTCAGGCACGGCGGGTCTCCGGGGTGATGTCGAGGGCGCGGGCGGTGGGGCAGGGGTAGCAGGTGCGGCACCGGCCGCAGAGCTGCGTGTGCTCGCCGTCGTGGCCGCAGCCGAACGCCTTCCACGACCAGTCGTCGGCGGGCTGGTGCAGGGCGAGGGCGTTGCCGACGCGGGCGAGGAGCTGCTCCCGCTCGTCGTACAGGGCGTCGAGGGCGTCGTCGGTGATGGTGTCGACGGTGTGGCGTTCAGGCACGGTGGCGGGTCCTTCGCTTCATGGCGCGGCGGGTGGCGCGGTTGGGTGGGGGCGTCGTCGGTGCGTCGTCGGTGCGTCGTCGGGGGCGTCGTCGGGGATGACGGTCTCGACGACGACGAGGCGGGTCTCCCATGTGGTGCCGGGCCGGCCGGGGTGTTCGCCGCGCGGGGTGGACGACGGGCCGGTCATCGGTCACAGCCGTGGATCGTGAGGGACCGGTCAGGAACGCCATGCGCTCGCAGCTGGGCGCGGAGCCACTGGGCGTGGTCTCGGTCGGCGCAGGCGACGTCAACGAGGTCGCCAGGCATGCGGACGGCGACGGTGGTGAACCGCTCCGGCACGCGTGAGCGGAACAGCTCCCACCACATGCGGCCTTCGCGGGTGGCATGCAGGGCTACGCCGATCTCGTCCACGCGCAGGACCACACGGGGCGGCGGCGCGGGTATGCCGACCACGTCGAGTGCTGTCTGTTCGGCGGTTACCACTGCTGCTCCTCGTGGAGTCGGGCGGTCATCAGGGCGGCGGCGTCCTGCGCGGCCGTGGCGGCGTGGACGGAGTGCGGGCGGGCCCAGCGTTCGGCGGCACGGGCTGTGCGGCGGCACGGGCTGTGCGGCGGAGGCGCCGGGCCTCGGCGAGCAGCAGGACGGCGAGGACGAGGACCGCGCCGAGGACACAGACGGCTGGCAGGGCGGTGATGATGCGGGCCGCGGTCATCGGCGTGCCTTTCGTGGTGGGAGGGCGAGCGCGCCGAGGAGCGCGAACAGGAGCGCCAGGGCGGTCATGGTGTGCCGCCGTCGAGGGCGAGTTGCCCGGCCGCTTCGATCGCGGCGCGCCGGGTGGCGGCGGCGGTCTGCCGGTGGTGGTCGCGGTCGTAGTGGAGGTGGCAGCCCTGGCACATGGCCTTGAGGTTCTGCTCGTCGCAGTTCTCGGGGGTGTGGTCGAGGTGCGCCACGGTGAGCACGACACGCGACCCGGTGCCGTACGCGGGCTGCCCGTTGCGGTTCGGGCAGCGGCCGGTGTGCGTGCCGCGGCCGCACTCGCCGACGCATTCACAGCGGCCGGCGGCACGGACGGTGCGGATGCGGAGGCTGATCTCCCGCCAGTCGGCCGGGTAGCGGTCCCGGTTCTCCGGGCGGATGGGGCTCATGACGCGAGCGCCATCGGCCGGGCGCCGGCACGAGCAGCACGCTCTCGACACTTCCGCTTCGATGCCGCCTGCTGCTCCGCCCGCTGACACTTCGGGCACAGTTCCTCACCGAGCAGCCGGTGGAGTTCGGCACCGCGACGGCTGCCGCCTTTCAGCCGGTCGTGTTCCCGCTCAAGTGCGGCCCGGCGTTGCTCGGTCACACGCGCCTGTTCTGCGGTCTCGCACGGCTGGCAGGTCTCGCCGTACCCGCGGTGCGCTCCGAGCGCTTCCACGGTGCCGCAGGGGACGCGGATGCGGCCGTCGTCGTCCGCCCACCACCCGGGGCCGCGCCGGAGCTGCACCCGCTCGGACGGGGTCAGGCCGCCCCACACGCCGATCGGCTCCTGGTTGTCGATGGCCCAGCGCTGGCAGGCGACGAGGAGCGGGCAGCCGCCGCAGATGGGCTTGGCCTTCTTGACGTTGGCGGGGGTGCAGGTGGTGAACAGGTCGGGGTCGTGGCGGGTGCAGGAGGCGCGGCCGGTGGTGAGGAAGTCGGGCAGCGGGATCATC